ACATTAGTATCCGATATCTGGGTGATTGTCTGCTAATGAAGATTTAACAAAACCTTTATCGAATCTATTATTAACACGAGTTCTGGAACCTTCAAAGTCAGCTCTGGTGAGAGCAGTTGTCTCACTAAATCTCAATTTTATTGTAACTAGTGGGATACTACCATCAAATACAGTAGTTAGTTGACCCATAGGAGTTGTATTGACCACCAGATTGGTTAACGCACAAAGCTTTGTTTTTGGCATCATTGGATGCTGTATGGGATCTTTTACTCCTTCTTCATCTATAGGTACAAACTGTGGTGTAAGTACAAACACATCTGGGAAAGTTAGCATAACTGCTGAACCTTTACCATTTTTTGTTCCTGGGTGCATACCACGTTTAAACCATTCTATAATAGTTTGAATGTTTTCAGATTCTGTAGCATTTCTAGCAGCAAGTAGGAAGCTTACCTCAAAGTTTCTAAAATTCACCTTGGTAAACATTTGGATGGCATTTTCGTTCGGTGCCATACCACCTAGACCAGCAATATTTGTAGGACTCATAGCATCGTTGACACCAAATGGGTTAGTTGCCATTTGTGCTCCTTTTGCCATATTACCTGCGTAATCTCCTACAACACCCTTACCTGTTAGGTTTTTGGCCACACCATTAACCATGGTCGCTTTTTGCAACGCATCTGTTGCTGCTGTATAAGCAGCACCTGCACCTGCACCTGCAGCAGTTAATGCAGCAAACTTAGCAGCATTATCTGCCATGAGTGCCATAGTACCAAGCTTAAATGTGTTACCCCATTCAGCACTGTATGAATATTGGAATTCTTCTGGGAGTGCAAGATTTACTTCACTAGAAGCAAGACCTTTTTTTCTCCTTTCCATGAGAGTACCTTTATCTTGCCTAAGCTTAGCCCAAGTAGTTTTATTTCCATTTGGTAGTGTTATTTCCTTATTACCACCCATCTTCTCTAAAGTATTTCCAGTACCACCCCACATCTTAGAGATACCCCATCCATCTCCACCACCTGCTTTTGTTCGCTTATATTGATATTCCATCATCTTATCAGCATCACCCCCAGTACTAAATGGAGTACGACTACCAATATTACTATCACCCCCACCATATACTCCTGCTGTTAGATTTGTGACACCATTAACCATATTTTTCATCACAGCACTACGTTGGAATGCCGCCAACGCATCATTCTGATTAGCAGCAACTTTGGCTAGACCATCCTTATATTCATATTTTTTAATGTTTAGGTATGATGCATATGGAATTTGATCTATCCCTCTGGGATATGATATTCCATCTTTCAGATCATCTTCTGTAATACCTGGGATACTCATTAATTATTCCTATGGAATTGTTCTACGGGCATTTGACTCATAGTTGGCACATCTAGGTCATCAATCTCAAAGAATATAGCATCAGCTCTCTTTGGAATGTAATAATGTAATGTAGACGCAGGAAACCTATTCTTATTTATCGCATTTAAACGAGATTGTTTATTGATATAGTGTAGGTTAGCTCCTAACACGTTTCCATGCTTAAATCCCATGACTTGAATCACAGGCCATTGATCCCATTGCTTTAACTGATCTCTAAATTTTGGGTCATATTCAAAGAAGTACCATTTACCTTCTTCAGGGTTATCTGTAGCTCCATCATAAAGAGTATTCATTATTTCGTTTCGGAGTTTAGTTCTAGTAACCTTCTGACCTTTTAAACTTCTTATGTATTTAATAAATTTGGAGTTCGACTTCGGTGATGAGCTTGAACTTCCAAAGCCTGTCCCTGCAGTACTGCTCCGCTGCTTTCCACTTTGATTGGTTGGTGGCATAGGTCGCTACCTCTGTAATATACGCTTTGGTTTTGCGTTGCTGAGGTTTTGGACCTTCGACTTGTCTCTTAGGTTTTACCTCAATGATATATGATTGGATTTTACCATCGTTTTCTCTGACTTTCATGTAGAAGTCTGGGAAATATCTTCTCCACTTCCTAGTAACAGGATCTTTATATGGAATGATGTGTTCTTCACTTGACCATTCAAGGATATTTGGGTTCTTATCACAGTAATCCATGAACTTTTTCTCCCATAGAGACCTGAATATCACTGTAGTTGGGTCTCCTCGATATTTTTTATAGTTCTTGACGCGATATTTACCTTTATATGCCATGATAAATAGATATGGTCACACCATAAGTAGTATTTATGGCAGAAGGTACAAGAGCTACTGGTATACTAGAATTTAAGGAAAAAATCCTGAAAAAATCTGGTGGGATCTCTTCATCAAACCTTTATGAGTTTGATATTCAGTGGGGTGGAACTTTAAAGAGCTATCTGGAGGATAATGTTTTATATTCCTTTGGTGATAAAACTCTTAAGGATGTTGAATTGAATATGCTCTGTAATGAAATTCAAATTCCAGGTGTAACTATGTCTTCTACAGATGTGAAGCAAGTACATAAAGGCATCACTCAGAAGATGACAACAGCAAAGATATTCAATGAACTTGATGTTAGTTTCTATTGCGATGCTGATTCTATACCCTTAAAAATTTTTAGAGCTTGGCAGGATTTTACTATAGGTGCAGTTGAAACACCAAAAGGTCAGTATGGTGAAAACCATAATTTAACACAATCTCGTCATCAGGTATATTGTCAAAGATATTATGATGATTATACTTGTGATCTTAAGATTAAAAAACTTGAAAAATATGGAGCTCCACATTTTGCACCAACTGTCACTGGTCAGGATGCTAAGCTTGGTGAATCTTTTACTATGAGACTTGCTAATGCTTATCCATATACAGTATCTTCTGTTCCTTACTCTGCGGCCGAAGCACAAATTGTTAAGGTTACAGTAGGACTTTACTATGAGTATAGTCATATGCAAGGTTTGATACCCCTGTCTAAATAAAATTACACATTAAATCGTTATGCCGTTACCTGAAATCGTTACGCCGACGTATTCGTTGGTGGTGCCATCTACAAAGAAAAAAATCAAGTATAGACCTTTCCTTGTTAAAGAACAAAAGACGTTGATTATTGCTCTAGAATCTCAAGAGCAAGAAGATATTTTAGAAGCGATTAAGCAAATATTAAAGAATTGTATTCAATCTAGAGTTAATCTTGATGATATGGCTCTATTTGATATAGAATATATTTTCTTACAAATTCGTGCAAGATCTATCAGTGAAGAGATAGAACTTATCATCACATGTCCTGATGATGGTGAGACTGAAGTTAAAGTCAGCTTTATGGTTGATGATGTTAAAGTACAGTTCCCTAAAGGACACTCTAATATCATTAAGTTCGATCCTGACATCACAGTAGAGATGAGATATCCAGATTTGGAATACTTCTCTAAGGTGACATTCTCTAAGGAATCACCAGATCCTTATGATCTTGTGGCTAAGTCTATTAAGAGAGTATATGTTGGTCAAGATGATTCTGGTGAGTTTAGTCTTGATGAAGCTAAAACATGGGTCGAGACTTTAACCAATTCACAATTTGGAGAGATTCAGAAATTCTTTAATACTATGCCTTCTCTTAAGCATAATCTTAAGGTAAAGAATCCTAACACTCAGGTAGAGAATGAAATAGTGATTGAAGGTCTTGCTGATTTTTTCGCGTAGCCCTCTTTCATGAGGGCATCATGTCTTTCTTTCAGACAAATTTTTCTCTGGTGCAACACCATAAATATAGCTTGACTGACATAGAAAATATGATTCCTTGGGAAAGGGATGTATACGTGAACTTATTATCTGCTCACTTACAGAAAGAAAGAGAGCGAATAGAAGAAGAACGTCGTAAGCGCAACTAATGCCTGATCTGGATCAACTATTAAAGGAGAGAACACTAACGAAGTCTAGTGATAGTTTTTCTGCAGCCATGGTGGCATTTGTTGACACCGAAACTAATTATATTGATTATCTAAGAAATAGACAGAGATGGTATCTGGGTGTAAAGCAAACTACAGTTCCTGGTGAAGCACCAGATCTTGAGGCTAAAGGGAAGGAAGAATGTCCAGAACCTGTTAAGGATGAAGTAAAGAAGAAAAAGAAGAAGAAAAAGCAGAAATCAAAGGTACGTCAACCAGCACCAGTCAAAACTCGTGAGAAAGAGAAAGAGGAAGGAATAACAAAGGTTCAAAAGGGTGCAATTATTGCTGGACTTGCTTTAGTTGTTGGTGGAATACTACTTGCACTAGCAGATGGTCCTCAACCTGGTCCTGCTGATGCAGCTGCAATACCTGTTATAACGAAAGGAATAAAGATATTAGCACCTGCTGTCAATAAAATTGTACCATTTATAAGGACTGGAGTTCCTTTACCTTTAGGGAAAGGTGGGATAATTACTAAACCTACACATGCACTTATAGGAGAAGAAGGACCAGAGCTGGTATTACCTCTCTCTAAACTTGGGGATGCTATAGGATTAGTATATAAGGAAGGTGCTAAAGCAATGATTAGCACTTGTAGAAGTTTTCTTGGTGTATTACCACCATCATCTTCTAGAGCTGGATTATTAGCAAAGATAAATGCATTGTCAAGTACTTTTGGTATAGGTGAAGAAACTCGTGGATCATGGGGTGGAAGATTTGGGTTGGTTAGTCCACTTGAGTGGTGGAATAGAGGTAGGAATGAAAGAGTAGCAAATGAGAATGAAGCCTCATGGGGTGAACTATGGGAAGATGATACTGCCCAGAAGGGTATGAGTGATGAAAATTTTGAGAAGGGTGGAAAAGCAGGATGGCTTGGTAGACCTGATCAGGCATTTAATATTTTCAGACCTGCTGAGAAGGGTGGACCTGGATCTGGACCAACTCCAATGGTCAGACAAGTATTTGAAAGACCAGCTAGAGCATTTGGTAGAGCATTTGGTATTGGTGGTCCACCTGAAGGTGGTGCATCGGATGCAAAGATAGCTCCACCAAAAGAGAATGGTATAGATATGAGTGGACAGAAGATACATTTAAATCCAGAAGCATCAAGAGCATGGCAACGTGCATCAAGAGATGCTGCAAATGATGGTGTTGATTTAGCAGGAGGAGTTAACTCTGCATATAGAAGTCCTGCTCAACAAGCAGAGTTACTTCAACGGGAGCAAGCAGGTGACCCAAGTGTAGTTGATCCTGCACCTGTAGGAGAATCTCCACATGGTCATGGACAGGCACTTGATATTGATTTAAGTTCCGTAGCTAACCAATGGATGATTAATAATGGTGGTAAGTATGGATTTAAATGGTCAGGGGCTGCGGATCCAGTTCATTTTAACTTTATGAGTAATACAAATCCTAAGAAATGGATGGAACCCGCAAAACGTTTCTGGAAACCACAAGCTCTAGAAGGTACTAGAAACTTTGCTAAGGGAGCAATGAATTTAGGCAAAGAGGCATTCCAAAGAACTAGTGGGTTTATTTCAGGTCTAATGAAGGGAGTTGGTGGTCTTGCCAAGCTTGGAGATGGTCAAAGTGTCTCATCAGCAATGAGTGCACCACCACCTAGTTCAGCATCACAATCAGTTGCAAGTACTCCTGTTAGCCAAAGTGCAAGGATGAACTCTGGTGGACATAGTGTAGTTCCTATAGTAATACCAGTACCACAAGGATCAGGTGTAATGCCATCACTATCTGAAGATCGTGAGGAGAAGATTAATCGTAATGTTATTATTGATACCTTTAGTAAAGGAGTAAAAGTAGAGGTGTACCGTGGATAATAATATTCCTATAGAACAGCTTACTAATACTTTAGACGGTCTTAAAGATTTTATTGAAGATCGTAATGCAATTCTCCATGCGATGTGGAAGGAGGATTCATACAATGACTTCTTATATACAGAGACATTACAAGATTTAGATGATGTTGGTGGTCTACATGTAGATCCAATATCTCGTAAGGGATTTGATCTCAGTCCGATCAATGAATTGACACCTAATATAATGTTTAAGACTCCTAGTGATCCTAAACCTACACCATTTGCTAAGGGTGGTATTGTTGGCACTCAGCCTATTATTGATATGGTACCATCAGGTGATGGATCATTTATAATGCCACCACAGAATATGGATAATGATAGAATATCATTAGAAGAAAGTGGAATGGATGGAGCTATAACTAAGGCTACTTCTAGTGCTATTATTGAAGATTTTAATGTTAGTGATAAACTTAAGAAAGCATTTGGGGAGTCATTAGCACTTCCTGCACAGTCTGCTGCAGTTGCTTTAGCAGATTTAATGTCTAAGGTACCTAGTGGTGATGGAGAAGGTGGTGCTCTTGTTAAACGCACTAATGTAAATAAGATCACAAAGGCATATAATTTAACATCAATGGATACCCAAGATCCAGCTGGTGAGGATGGTGGTGAGGATGATGAGGAAGAGGTAGAGATAAAGAAGAAGAAACAGAAAGGTCTTTGGGAACTTCTGGTAAACTATGGTATTTCTAAGTTCTCGAAGAATAATCGACCTGCAGATCATAGGAGAATGTTACCACCAGGAGGAACTTCTCCTACTAAAGGACTATTACCAGCTGCTAAAGAAGGTGATGGGTTATGGACTGGACAACATCTTGGTGGATATGGTGGTGGACTTGCTAACTTTATGGGTGATGGTAAATCAGCTCGTATAAAAGAGATAAAGGCGGGAACATATAGTCCACAAGCATACGAAGAGTTGGTGAATTTGGGATATAATGAACATAGAGCTAGGTTTTGGGCCAGAAAACAGCAGATTAAGGACCAAGTATCTTTTGCCAATAAAACTGGTAAATCATCCCTAGGGATGATGCAGGATGAGCATGGAAAGTGGTCTGAAGCTCCATATGCTAAAGGATTATCGGATCAACCAAAACCTGTAGTACAAACTAATATCAATGAACTAACTGAAACTGTAATACAGGAAAATAATCAGGCTATAGCAGAACAATCAGATCCAGCTGCATTGAAAGAGAAAGCAGAAACAGCTATTGCTTCACCACCTGTGGCGGCAAATCCATCAAAACCAAGTAAAGCTGACATGGGATCATCTGATGCTGTACCTAAGATTAAATTATCTCCTTATTTTGAGGAATATACAAAAACTTCTTCATACTAATGGCATTAAATCAATCTAATTTTATATTAAGAGACTTCGTTATCGCTGCTGGCGGTGAGGAGTATAGGTTTACACCTAATCATCTGACATATTTGAGATACACTGAGGATATTTCGAGTGCTGCTGTTAGGATAGAAGCTCAGATAACTGATAGTGAAACTGGTGTCATATCTGAATTGCAAGGTATGGAACCTGTAATTATTGGTTGGGAAGATCAGAAAGAGAATTTCATTACCTTTAATGGAATCATATATGATATACAGGATAGGAGTAATAAGGAAGGTAAATCAAAAGCTACTATACTATGCTGTACTGCAGACCTTATGAATAATGCCGCCACTAAATTATCGAAGAGATTTGGCCCAGGTGGAGGTAAAAAGATCAGTGATATTGTTGAGAAGGAGATATTGAATGATATATTGTATACCACATATGATATTACTGTAGAACCAACCCAGAATAAGTTTTCATTTGTGTCTCCTTATTGGACTCCGTTTACTATTATTAAATGGCTTTGTACTAAATCTATTTCAGGATCATCGGGTAGTGGTAAGAATGCATCATGTGGATATACTTTCTATTTGAATAAGAGAGGGTACCAGTTCCAGTCATTCGATTCATTCTCGAAACAGGAACCAGTTAAGAAGATTGTTGTTGGTCATAATCCTGATGAATCAGAAGAGGAAGATGATAAGATGATCATCCCAGTTCAGTCTATGCAGGTCACAACATCTTCTGATATTCTGAAGGGTATGAACATGGGAAGTTTTAATAGTAGAGTAATGTCCTTGGATGTAAAGGACATGAAATATGAGGAACATCCATTTAACATTAATAAATATTATACCAGTGTACCTCTTTTAAACCCTAGCTACTCACCACCAGAGTATTTTAAAAAATTTGATAGAGATAACGCATCTACCCGTATAATGTCTAAGGTAATGGATAGTGCATTATTCACCGAAGGTAAATATACACAAGGTTTAACAGCACAATTATCTCAGGCAGCTCTTAGGGAAAAATTATTTTACAATAAATGTGTGGAAGTGGAGTATATTGGATTACTTGACCTTACTGTAGGTGATGTAGTAGAATTACTATCATTTAAGGGTAAGGCTAGAGAGGTTGATGGTGCAAACAGTGGTATGTATGTTGTTGGTATTATAGAACGTCAATTCATTTCCCAGAACGATAACATGAGTACAAAACTTACATTATATACTGACAGTCCAGGTATTGAAATTCAAAGCTAATGTCATTAGAAGCAGTCGCTAGTTTTATAGGTAAAGATGGGTTCAACTGGTGGGTTGGGCAAGTTGAGAATGATGGTAGTGGTCATTTTTGGAGTGATATGGCCAAAAATGCTGCAAAGGGTGTTGCATCTGCTGCTGTTGCTACTAATCCTGTACTTGCTGCAACTGGTCTTGCTTCAAAAATTGATTTAGATTGGGATTGGACTAATAAGGTTAAAGTTAGGATTATGGGTTACCATAGTCCAGATAAAGCAACTCTTCCAACAGAAGATTTACCATGGGCCATGGTAATGATGCCAGTTACTCATCCACAAAGGTCTGGTATTGGATCATTACATCAACTTGCAATTAATAGTTGGGTAGTTGGTTTCTTCATGGATGGTGCATCTGCACAGGTACCTATTGTTATGGGTGCTATTGGTGATGAGAACCCAGAAAATGCTTATGGTACTGAAGGTGGAGGTGCTACTGGATTTGCACAGATTGCTGCACCTGAGTATGAGAAGAGAATGCATGATACTTCTGGTAGTGGTGTGGCAGGTACTGGATCAACGGTAGAAGAAGATACTAAGACAGGTTTAGATAAGGCACCAAGTAAGAATGCTGGTGGAACTGATGGTGCAGGAGGTGGAACTGATAGTAGTACTGATGATACAAAAAATCCAAGGGGTGCTGCTCCTGCTGACTCCGAGAGTAGGAAGAAGGCTGATGAAGAGAAATGTGTTACTGTTCAGGTAGGTAATGGTAAATGTGGTGGTGAGACTGCTGTTAAATTAGAAGCTCCCATGGCGGAGTTTATGAAGTTTGCTCGTGGTATAAAACAGAATGCTATAGGTGAGTATATTGATAAGGCAACGGGTGCAGTAGTTGATCTTGACTATAAGATTAATGTTACTGCTAGAAGAATAGAAAAGAAATTAGCAGGTCTTACTGGTAACATCAAGGGTGTTGTGCTAGAAGATGTCAATAAGCTTGTACAGAAAGGTCTTGATGATATTAATATACCAAATCCAGACTTAGATAATGTTGTTAAGGATCAACTTAAGGATATTGGTGGTTTAGTATCTTGTTTATTCAAAGATTTACTCAAGGATCTAGGTAGTTTCATTAAAGGGATGCTTAACGATCTCCTTTCTAATGTCCTTGACACTGCACTATGCCTTATCCAAGATATGATCGGTGATCTTATGGGTAAGATCATGGATAAAATTAATTCAGCACTGAGTATACTAAAAGGTGTTACTGGTTCTATTAAAGGTGCTGCTGATAAGATACAGGGTATATTAAGTAAGGTTCTTGATATCATTGACCTATTTTGTGATGGTCAAGTTTCTTGTGCTATTGGTGCTTCAACATTCGAGACATGCCATGGTGCTAAGAAGAAAGGTAATGAGGCTAAGGAAGGAAATGTAAATCAGTATCCAGTTAAACCACCTAATTTTGGAGCAGTGGTTGGTGATGGTATACCTAAGAATGGTTTTGTACCATTTGTAGATAACTTGGGTATGAAGAAAGTATTCAATGTTAAGAGTGGTGCTTTAGTTGACTTTAGAGGACTTGAAGGTCAAGCATCAGGTCTTGCATCTTCTGCCTTTGGTACTAAAGGACCACTGGATAAGTTCCAATCATTAAATTTCTATGATAGCAGTGGTAATATCAGTAAAGCAACAGTCAATTGCTCAAATAGTATTCTGAATAAGAAACCATGCTTCCCTGAAATGGTATGGGACAACCTACAATCCACTACTCCAATCAAAGCTTTACCTATTGTTGATGATATTGGAGCAATTCTTGGTGTCTTTATGAAGAATAAGGGCAGTGATGTTAATTTAGAGGCTAAAGTTAAGGCTCAGTTTACATGTAATGAACCTGAGGGTGGTGGTGCTACCTTTACTCCTCTTATTAAAGATGGTAGAATAGATTCTATAATGGTAGTTAACTCTGGTATTGGTTATGGATTTGATCCCTCAACCACATATTGTCCTAAAGAACAGTATGCAGCCAAAGTTAAGAAGTCTGGATTAGTTGAACATGTTGTCGATGGTGACACTTTAATGTTAGTTCAAACTGCTGCTGGTGTTAAGGATGAAACAACTCCTGATGTACTACAAGTAGTTGATACTGATTATGATACTGATCATATCCTCATTGCAACTATTGATCCCGAATTTACCACTCAATTTGAACAGGGTATGGTATTGAGGACAAAATCAGGTCATGAATTCACTCTGAACTTCACTGATAAGTTCCCAGAGCTTGTTATACCACCAGATGCTACTGCAATCTATGCTTATTGTAGTGATGTTATTCCAGTCATTGATAATATAAAATCTGTTAATGTTGGAACAGGATACGTTAATCCTAAGATCACAATTGGATCAGGAGTTGACGAACAGGTAATCGGAGAGTACACTATAGATGAAGACGGTCAACTAGTTGAACCTAAGATTACAAAAAAAGTTTTGGGGTTTGTAAAACCTAAGATTCGTGATGTTGGACGTGATAATATACCTGGACGAGGTAGTGGAGCTAAGATTTTGCCTATATATGGTTATTCTGGCCCTAGAAAGATTAAGGAATCAAACATCCTTGAACTACAAACCTACGTCGATTGTGTTGGCCACCCTATGATAGAGAAGAATGAGTAAATTATTTCAGGGTGGTACTAATCAAGAGAATACTAACCCACAAGTAAAAGTTAAGTATCCTCGGAACTATATCCAGACTACTTCGTGTGGACATTGTATCGAGATGAATAACACCCTTGAGGGTGAAAGAGTTCGTATAATCAATGCGAATGGTAATTTCTTCGATATGGACCAGAAGAATAATACTAATCTGGTCTCAAAGAATGATACTATATTATTATCTGAGCATAACCTAGTCATTAAGGTTGGTACAGATGTTGATACAGATAGAGTTTGTCTTCAAGTAATTGGAGATGTTAACCTATATGTTGAAGGTGACATGCACACTGAAGTTGAGGGTGATCGTTTTGATACCGTCAACGGTAATTGGGAAATGAAATCCAATGGTGTCATGCATATTCGTGCTGAAGAGAACATGGCGGTTCATTCAAAGAACCAAATGAAGCTTCAGTCTAACTCATATGAGAATAAAACAACCTTCCTACTTAATGACTTGAGTGAAGGTGGCTCCATCAAGGAGAATGTTAAAGGTAATTATGAAGTTAAGATTGAAAAGCCTACATCTACTTACTCTATCAGGAGTGAGGGTGATATTCGTACCGAAGCTCAAAAATGTAGGTATGAATATATAAAAGGTAACAGATTTAGTCATGTAGAGGGTAAGGATAAACTTATCATCGATGGTGGAGATAAAGAATGTATCGAAGGTGGAGCATTCGAGGGAATGGACACTGGAGTTGATCCTAATGCATATAAGATTGGAGTCACTGTTGGCGGTATGAATGCTGCAGTTGCTGGAATCTACTCAGTACAAGCAGCTACCATAGATATGGACGCAGGTGCTATATACTTGAATTGATGGTAGTACATAAAGTTCAAAATGACTTTCCACATGTCAATAACAAAGCAAGAGGCTGTGTTTTTAAAAAGCATTCTTGCTAAACATTTAGA